CGTTACTCAATCATCCTGGGAAACATTGATCCCAACAATACGGCAACCGGGTTCGGAGATATGGATTTCATTTAACCCGAACGATGAATTAGATTCGACTTTTCAGAAATTCGTGGTTAATCCACAGAAAGATTCATACGTCACCAAGATAAACTACAACGACAACCCTTTTTTCCCGGAGGAATTAGAGAAAGAAAGGGTATACCTCAAGTCGATCAACACCGACTTGTACAACCACATTTGGGAAGGTGAAGTTCTATCCAACCGGGATGGTTCCTATTACGCCAAGTATGTGAATAATAACCAGGTGCTGCCAATGGCTGTTGAGCCGGGTATTCCGGTATCAACGTATTGGGATATTGGTATGGCTGACAGCACTGCTATCTGGTTTGTTCAAACCATTGGGCGAGAAATCAGAGTCGTTCACAGTTATGAGAACTCAGGCGAGGGCATCCAGCATTACATTAATTACGTTTATGATTGGCGCGACAAGCAACACGCAACCTTTGGCGCTCACTTTGCACCGCATGATATTCGGGTCCGATCCTATTCAACTGGGAAGAGTAGGTTGGAAACGGCACGCTCATTGGGTCTGGTCTTTAGGGTAACGCCTAACATTGGCATCCAAGACGGCATAGACGCTGCTAGGCAGTTAATTCCGAGGTGTTGGTTCAATAGTGCTGATGATGGTTGTGCCGATGGACTGAGGGCATTAAAGCGTTATCGTAAAGAGTTCGATGAGAGGCGCGGAACCTATAAATCCCATCCACTTCACGATTGGAGTTCACATTATGCCGATAGTTTTCGCTATTTTGCTGTCAATCACAGAGAAGTGAACAAGAACATGAGCAGACCAGCGGTGGCCTCCACAGACTGGGCAGTTTTAGGCTAATCCCAAATATGTTATAATATAGGCAGATTTGTGGATTATATTCATTGGTGGATAGTCTTTGAGCCAGGAAATTGTGAGCATTGGTGGACTAAACTTTTCGATCAAGAGATGCGGCATTGCTGGGCGGTTAAGTTCGATGGCCAGCATTTTATCGCGTTCCGGCCATATATCGGCTACACCGACATCGAAATCCTATCCATCACAGATTCAAGACACATTGCACCGGATGCTACTGCGGTTCTTTCTGTGCATACCACTGCTGACGGCCTACAAATGCGCGACCTAGTGCCAGCTTGTTTCAATTGTGTTGAGCAAGTCAAAGCATTGCTAGGCATTAAAGCCTGGGGAATCGTCACACCAAAACAGTTATATACCTACCTGATCACCACTCCAAACATCACAACTACAGGACAATAAACATGGGCGCATCACCTCCAGGCAAATCAGCATCACAACTTCAAGCAGAGCAACGCCAGAAAGCAGAAGATTCGCGCACATCTGAGGAATTGAAGAAGAAACGCCAAGCATCGTACCGCTCTAACCGGGGCCGGCAATCGCTGATCTCAGGCGAGGAAACCGGAATTACCGATAAAACAACACTAGGCTAACGCTATGTACCAGATACCAAAGAACTTAGGCACGATCGAAGATGTTATCAAACGCTTTGATGCAGCCAAAGAAGTGCGAGGCCGATGGGATTCATTGCTCCGAGATTGCTATAAATTCGCAGCACCTAAGAGAGATACCTTGGCTGGTCATGCGATTGGGGCGAAACGTAGTCCTGACATTGTGGATTCTACTGCTGAACTAGGGGTGCAGCGCTTTGCATCCAGGTTGCAGTCGATGTTGGTTCCACCTTGGAGAGAATGGATCAAACTGGTTCCGGGTTCTGCGGTAGCAGATGAGTTCCAGGATGAGGTGCAGACTCAGCTAGATGACATTGCTGACATCCTATTTGACCACTTAAATCACAGTAACTTTGCATCACAAGCACATGAGGCTTTCACCGACCTGGCTATCAGTACAGGGGCGATGACCATTGAGCGGTCAGACAGCGACAGTTCATTGTTGGCTTTCAATGCTGTGCCACTCGATGAGTTGGTTCCCGAAGAGGGTCCACGCGGTACGATTGAAACAGTCTGGCGGCAGCATGAAGTCAGTGTGCGTAACATTGAGCGCTTATGGGATGATGCTGATCTATCGACTCACTGCAAACAATTACTCACTGACAAGCCGGACACCAAGGTACAAGTCATTGAGGGAACGATATTCGATGCTGAAAAGGAAATGTATTACCAGTGCGTGATTGAAAAAGAACACAAGCACGTTGTGTTTGCTCAAAACTATACAGTTTCACCCTGGGTGGTATTCAGAGAGTCAGTTCGTCCGGGTGAGGTCTTGGGTCGGGGCCGAGTTATGACGGTGCTATCTGATATTAAGATGCTCAATCAACAGAAAATGTGGCAGATCAAGAACATTGGTTTGCAAACTGCTGGTGTTTATACCGCTGCTGACGATGGGGTTATTAACCCCTGGTCGGTTCGGATTGAGCCGGGTGCAATTATTCCGGTGGGCAGTAATGATTCGAGCAATCCAACGATCAGACCGCTACCGATGCCAGGCAATCCACAGTTAGAACAGCACAGCATTGATGAACTGCGTAGAGGCATCAATCGGGTGCTATTTGCTGAACCTTTCGGGGATACCGATGCCCCGGTGCGTACCGCAACTGAAATGAGTATGCGTAATGCGGAGTTAATGCAAGAGTCAGGAGCAGCGTTTAGCCGGTTGCAGACTGAGTTCATTGAGAAGATTATCAAGCGCAGTATCAATATCCTGACTGATGAGGGTGTTATTCAACCTATTCAAGTTGATGGCAAAATGGTCACAATCAAACACACATCACCGTTAGCGATGGCACAGGATCAGGAAGATTTGAATGCTGTCAGGACATTAATGGAAACCGGTGCGGCTTTTGGGCCTGAGTTGATGGCTGCTGGTTTGAGGATGGAAGAATTATTGCCTTGGGTAGCTAAGAAACTAGGTGTTGACACTGCACTGGTCCGCACAGAACAAGAGCGAGAGCAGATCAAAATGGCAGCAGCGCAGAAAGCACAGCAAGAAATGGCGCTCGATCAAAAGATGATGAGCGATGAAATGGAGCGTCCGAGTGTCCAATGAACAACAAGAGCATGAACAAGAAAGGGCAGCCAGGGAATGTGCCTCAAGGTTCTTAGAGTGTTTTAGTACCAATGCTGGTGAGTTTGTATTGAATAGACTCACAACGATTACGCTGGATCGTCCGGTTCTTTTCGGAGGCAGCACCAAGTTCGCTGCCGGTATTCGGGAGGGGCAGAACGATTTGGTCAGACAGATATTGCAACAGATGAAACTAGCGAAAGAGGGGTAGTTATGGAAGAAGAAATGAGTTTAATGGACGGTGCTGAAAGCACAGCGACAGAAGAATCTACTGAAACAACCGAAACACCGGCATGGATGCTGTCCGAGGGGGTAACTGGTGAGGGTGATAGACCGGATTGGTTCAGTGATAAGTACGAATCGGTAGCAGAACAGGCCAAGGGTTACAACGAACTATCGAAACGCCTTGGTGGATTCACTGGCGCTCCCGAAGAATACACCCTGTCGGCTCCGGAGGAATTGGGAACCCGACCTGACGGCTCTCCCTGGCTCGACTCTGTAGACCCATCAGTTCAATTCATCTCTGAGGTGGGTAAAAAACACGGAATGAGTCAGGAAATGTTCGATACTTTCACACATGGCTGGCTAAAACTAACTGCTGACAATCTTCAACAGACTCATAAAGCTGAGATGGAGGCGTTGGGTCCGCAAGGCCCGGCAATGATTAATGGATTGGCTCAGTGGGGTAGTACTCATTTGCCAGCAGAGGCACAGGATGTCTTTCGCAGCATGGCAACGACAGCAGATCAGGTCAAAGTATTGGAGATGATCCTGGGTAAGACTAAAAATGCAGCGATGGTGGATACCACTAAGGTACAAGCCAATACCGGAATGACCAGAGAGAAATTAGACGAGTTAGTTGCAGATAAACGCTATCAGGAATCACCGTCATTCCGTAAGGAAGTGGACTCGAAATTCCAACAGTTCTATGGATAGCCGAAATATGTTATAATATACCCTAATCCAGCTAAAAATTGGATACCCCTTGCGGACACGCATTGGCCCAACTTGAAGCGGTACACACGGCCCTTAAACGGATACCCGTACCAAAACGAGTTGCCAGACACAAGTCTGGTTGTAGTTAACAAACACAAGGAACAATTATGTCCGCATCATTATCCTCGGCTGCACAACAGCAGTTCGACTCAGAAGTAAAACACGCATTTCAATCTGCCGGTACTCTCAGAGATACAGTCACGATCAGGAATGGCGTTGTCGGTGACATCTACAAATTCAGAGCAATGGGCAAAGGCCTGGCGAACCAGAAAGCGACATCAGCAGATGTTGTTGCAATGGGCGTATCTCATAGCTTAATTAACTGTGCTTTAGCCAACTGGAACGCTCCAGAATACTCGGATATTTTCGATCAGGTTGAAGTGAACTTTGATGAACGTCAAGAATTGGCAGAAACCATAGCCGGAGCATTGGGTCGTAGACTTGACCAGTTAATCCTCGATGCACTCGATGCTGCAACACCAGCCGCATCAGTCGCTCATGGATCAGCCGGATTAACCCTGGCTAAAATCATCCAAACCAGCAAAGAGTTAAACGATAAAGGCGTACCATCTGGTGATCGTCATTTCGTTGTATCTGCTGCCGGGATGGAAGATATGTTAGGCGATTCAACGATCACTAGCGCTGACTACAACAATGTAAGAGCGTTAATGGCCGGTGACATCAATACGTTCATGGGTTTCAAATTCCACACCATAGAATCACGCACTGAGGGAGGTTTAGATATAGCCTCATCTGTTCGTGAGGGATTTGGTTATCACAAATCAGCATTAGGTTTGGCTGTCGGTATAGACATCAAGACCGAAGTGAATTACATAGCGCAGAAAACATCCTGGTTATGTAATGGCGTAATGAAAGCCGGTGCAGTTGCTAGAGATGGCGATGGTATCGTTTCAGTATCATGGTCAGAATAAGTAAGTAACCTTTAGGGCCGCCACTGCATTTACCCCACTTTCCGGTGTGGTGGTTGGTCCGCTCTTAGGAGCCAAGAATGGCAACAGATATATCAATGTGTTCCAATGCGCTGCTCTTAATCGGGCATGGAACCATATCCAGTTTTACCGAGGGTGGTGCTGGCGCGTTAGTCGCATCAAACCTTTATCAATCCAGTTACGAAAACCTTTTATCGCTGCATCGTTGGCGCTTTGCATCCGGCAAAGTCACGCTGTCACGACTGACAGCTACCCCTATCAACGATTTTAAGTATGCTTTCCAGTTACCGGCTGATTACATGGTTGCTAACCGGGTCATACCGCAATCAGATTATGAGATATTCGGGGATAAGATTTACTCTAACGAACAATCCCTAGCACTTGATTACATCTTCAAACCAGCAGAAACAGCACTACCGGCTTATTTCGTTAAGCTGATGGAAATGTATCTGGCTGCACAGTTTGCAGTTCCGGTCACGGACAACAGTGCTAAAGGCCAACTTTACGCACAATTTTATGAGGCACAAATGCGGCAAGCCAAGTTTGCTGATGCGAGTTCAAGACCGCCAGATGCGGTTGCAGATAATCCACTCTGGGCAGCAAGATAATGCCGAGAGCAATAAAGTTACAGACAACATTCAATTCTGGGGAACTTGATCCTCGATTAGCCGCAAGGGTTGATGTAAAACAATATTATCAGGGTGCAGCGACCGCTAAGAATGTCTTATCTACTCCGCAAGGTGGAGTGCAAAGACGGCCCGGCATGGTGTACCTGGATACCTTATCCTCTGAAACACGACTAGCCAGTTTCAGTTTCAACACAGAACAGACGTATTTGATTGCTTTCAGTAACAATCAGATCGAAATCTACAAGGATGGAGTCAGTCAAGCGACTGTCACCACCACCTATACCACTGCACAACTATTTGAGTTGGGTTGGACACAATCAGCAGATACGATGATTATCTGCCATGAATCTCATGCACCAGCTACATTGGTCCGGGGGTCCACGCATACAAGCTGGACACTGAGCGACATTACCTTTAAGGACTTACCGGGATTCGACTTTGATGATGATTATTCAACGCTAACTTTTACGCTCGGTGCGAACCGGCACAAGATGCACGAATCCATTACACTGACGGCATCTGCTGCGGTATTTGAAGCCAAGCACGTTGGCGGCATATTCGATGCCTGGGCAGCCGGTGAACGAGGGGTGGGAAGAATCACCGCAGTAGCCAGCAGTACCAGTGCCACGATTAAAGTTTTAGATACCTGGCTAGAAGATGCAGCCAGTAGTCCTACTGAGGGAGATGTTTTAGCCGGGGATGCGATGGTTGCGGAACCGGTCTGGTCCACGATCAAAGGATGGCCGAAACACGCCACTTTCTATCAGGCCCGACTTTGGTTTGGTGGGTCAACGAAACGACCACAGACCGTATGGGGATCAGTCACTAATGACTTTTACTCATTCAATCAGGGTTCCGGGTTAGACGATGAATCAATTGCAATCACGCTCGATACTGACCAGGTTAATGCGGTTACGGCACTTTATGCCGGGCGGCACTTACAGATATTCACAACCGGTGGTGAATTTATGGTGGATGGTTCACCTGTCACACCGGAAAAGATAGCAGTTAAAAGACAAACGCAGTACGGCTCATCGAATCTCAGGCCAGTGTCGATTGATGGGGCAACCTTATTCCTGGACAAAACTAAAGAGGCTGTCAGGGAGTTTGTATTTAGCTACACCGAGGACAGTTATACCAGCACAAACGCATCACTGTTGGCGAGTCACTTGATTAATGCCCCGGTAGACATGGCGCTCTATCGTGGTACTGGTGATACTGCTAATTACATTCTACTGGTTAACGCTGACGGCACAATGGCCGTATTCAATATGCTGCGGCATCAAGAAGTTTCAGCATGGACTCAGTGGGTGACTGCCGGAACCATTGAAGCAGTGACCGTGATTGATGCTGATGAAGTCTATTTTGTAGTCAGCAGAACGATCAATGGCGTAGCAACACGATTCCTGGAGAAAGTTTCAACCAGTGAGTACACCGATTGCAGCGTAACCATTACGGCTAACAGTTCAACAGTGACCGGACTAGCGCATCTTAACGGTGAAGTTTGCCGGGTTAAGGCTGATGGTTCAGTGCTGGACAATGCAACACCGGCATCAGGCTCAATTACTATTGACCGCACCGCAGTTAATGTTGAGGTGGGTCTTGATTATGATGTGGTCGTTAAGACCATGCCATTGAACATGGATTTTCAGAACGGTCCGATTCTAATGCGGAAAAAACGCATTGTCCGGGCGATTCTCAATTTACACGGATCACTTGGTGTTTATGTTGATGACGAGTTACTACCTGACCGACTTTTGGGTGATGCTTTAGATGCAGTGATAACACCCTATACCGGCATTAAAGAGATTTCAAAGATGGGTTGGACCGAATTAGCACAAATCACAATTAGTCAGAAAGACCCTTTGCCGATGTTGCTCATGGGATTGTCATTAGAGGTTGAAGCATGACCGAGATAGCAACAACCAGAGATGATGTTGAGGCGCTAGAAGAATTGATGGCCCAGCAACCACAGATTGATGTGGAAGTGGACCACTATTTTAGTGATGGATTGTATGGTCGAGCAGTCTTTATCCCGGCTGGGGTAGCGGCAGTGGGCCATGTCCACAAGAAAGATCATTTGAGTTTTTTGATGCAAGGAACAGTGACGGTGCTAACCGATGACGGTATGCAAACCTTAACTGCTCCGAAGATTATCAAAGCGACCAAGGGTATTAAACGTGCTGTTTATTCTCATACGGATAGCGTTTGGGTGACTGTTCACGCAACCGATGCGACTGATCCAGATAGTGCAGTCGATGAGTTGGTTGAGCCTAGTAGACCGGAGATTGAAGCAATGAAAAAGAAAGTATTAGAGGTGGTGAAATGAGCTTTGTAAATGTTGCGATTGTTCTTGTTGCGACTACTGTGGTTAGTACTGGCGTTAGTATTTACTCAGCCATTGCCCAGGGTGAAGCTGCTGACAATGCAGCAAAAACCAAGGCAGATCAAGAAGAATTTGCAGCCAAAGATCGAGAGATAACCAGGCGAAAGCAACTACTCAAAGCGATGGCATCACAGAATGCAATGAGTGCAGCCGGTGGAGTTCGGGCCTATGAGGGTTCACAGTTGAATATGTTGAAATCTGACATGGGCAATTACGCTTACGATGCCAGTATGGACAGAGGCACAACAGACACAAACAAGGCATGGATGTTGTACGGTGGCCGAGTCGCTAAGAACACTGGTTACTTAGGTGCTGCTGCATCGGGTATCAGTGCGATTGGCAGTCTTGCATCGTTGGGTAAGCCAAGTGCTGGTGGGGATACAAGCGGTAACAATCTAGCTTCAAGAAACCCTGCCACTGGCGGTTTCAATACTAGAAGAGGGTAGGATGGCACGTTATCAGCAAAAGACAATAATCAACTTTGGTAACTCTGTCGATGTAGCCAGGTATCAACAGCAGCGCCAGTGGCAACAGGTTGGACAGATCAGTAACAAGATTGGCAACATGGCGTTTAAGTACCTAGAAAAAGAGGTTGGTGAACAAGCAACGATTGCCGGAATGATGGCTGGGCAGTCAGGCAAGCCCTCTTTAAAGAAAGGCTTTACAACTTACGACAACGCTTATGACAAGGCTGCAATAACGGCTTATAAAAGCAGCAGTGAAGTGGATATTATCAAGCGCTCTGCGGAGTTGCGTGAAGAATACAAGAACGACCCTGATGGCATGGCCAATGCGTACAAAGGATGGTCCAAAGGGATGCGAGAAACCTTGGACCCGGAACTGTTCCAAGTATGGCAGTCTGTTCATCAAGCCTACTTCAAGAATGACATCGGCAGAGCATTAGCCGGGAAACAGAAAGAAGACTTTGATGCGAATGTTGCCACAGTCGTAGAGGGTATTGATGTCCGTTCTGCTGAATTATTCGATGCCTCTTACCGGGGTGACGATGATACAGCATCATTTCTACGCATTAGCTTACTCGGTGATCTTGGCTTAGCACAGGAAAATGGATTATTATCTGAGGCCCAAGTAATTAAGTATGTGGCCAAGTTAGACCGTGAGGACGCGAGTAATCAATTCTTAGGCGAGTTTAACAGAACCTTACAATCTGATGGCGGCCTTGAGAAAGGCAAGGAAATGCTCGACAACTTCATGGAATCCGATGTTTCGGCTGAAGATTTGGGGATGTCGCACCTAGAAATGCAAGCGAAGTTAGAAACGGCCTTGAACAAAGAAATCCGACTAAGAAAGGCAGAGGAAGCGCTAACTAAAGCAGCAAACAAGGTTCAAATAGCACAGGCTAAGAGCCAGGTTAAATCAGTGGCCACATTACTGAACAATGGCATCCCTGTTTCTAAGGACGAGGGCAAGGCAGCATTAGACAACTTCCGCTGGCTTGATCCAGTAGAACAACGGAAATTCATTGATGCGACTCGCAGAGGCAAGGATATTAATGAGTTCTTACAGCACTCGGTGGGTGAGCGATCCGAGATATTGAAAACACTCCCATTAGAGGAACAGGCCAGGTACAACAAGGCTGTGGAGAACTTTGAATCTGAGTTGAAAGATAAAGGGGTGCAATTCCTAGATACTTTCTTTGGGCAAGACTTTCAGCCGATTGATCTCTCTAAACTCTCTAAATCCGATGAACAGGCTATTGCCGACCGGATGGATCGAGTTGCACAGTATGAAAAGACACTGGATCGCATCATTCCATTGGTGACACCAGGCGAGGCCGGTGAGATCAGTAGAGGATTAAATCTCATGCTGAACCAAGAAGATGCAGATTATAAAGGCATGATGGAGCGGATAACCAGCGTTAATGATCTGTTCGGTGATCGCTCGATGGAAGTCTGGCAAGACATTGCAGAAGATAAGCAATCAGGGATTTATGCGGTCATTGGTGACTTAGCACAGACCGAAACAGGCAAGGTGACATCACAGAGTATCTTGCGCGGCATGACTATGCAGCAAACTCAACCGAAGATTACCGGCCTTGAGGGCGTGGTGAGTGCGGCTATTGGTAGCGCTTATGGTGACAACATGGTTGCGACTGCTGCATACAGGCAAGCGGTCCAAGCGATTATATCTCTAAGAGCGCAGAACGACCCGATTGATGAGAACAACGCCAAGAATATTGACCCTGATATGCTTAACACAGCAATCACACAGGTCACTGGTGGCATTTATGAGGGCAGCGTGATGACTTGGGGCAGCGGCATGATGGGAAGTTATAGAGTGGTGTTGCCGACTGGTAGGGATGAGGAGTGGTTTGAAGAGTTCCTCGACAATCCACCGAACAGCGCTGTAGAGGGCATGGCCCTACCAACAAACACCTTTGAAGCTAAGAAAGAAAGGCTGGCTAACAGCATCCTGGTTCCAGAGGGTCCGGGTCGATACTACGTTAAGACAATCGGGCGAAGTGGTATTGCTATTGGAATTAATAGTATTTACAAAGACGATAAGGGTAATCCTTTGCCCTTTATCCTGGACGCTAATCTATGAGTTGGACCCATTCATCAGCGCTAAACTTTGATTACGACTCAGAGAAAGAACTGGGTGAAGATACCGGGTTCTTTGAAAATATTGATGTGGCTTTTGACCATGAGCAATCTGAGAATGTAAGCAACTCAGAATCTATTGTGATGGTGGAGGATATAAATAATCTTTACGCTGCACTACACGAACGCACCGGACAACCTCGGTTCGATATTTTATCCAACTACGGCAATAGGGTGGGTCCATTTACTATTGAAATGCGTGACGTTAATGCGGAACGCGACCTGGTTATTAAACTCAGACAGCAGTACCCTGATGATAAACGGCTCAGAACGTATGAGCAGATGATTGATGACAAAAAGCCAGAGTTAAAGGCTTTGCGAGAACGCTCACAGGACGTTTATGATCGTGCTGGTGTGATGGGTACGGTGGGTTCTTTTATAGGCATGATGGGCGCTCATTTTACAGACCCTTTATTCACCTATTCGTTACCCTTGGGTGCTGGTCCTATTGCTGGCAAAACAGCGCTGAGTCGTGCGGCACTGTTTGCTAAAAAAGAGGCTGCGATTGCCGGAGGTGCGGAAGTACCGGTATCGTTTTCACAGTGGCAATGGAAAAAGAAGATTGATTCAGCCTGGACGGCTTGGGATGGAGCCGAACAAATCTTAATGGTCATGGCTGGTACAGGCTTATTGTCCGGTGTGGGTTACGCTATCGGGGATGCTTTGGGTTGGACTCATGCTGCGAAAGTGGCGCGTGAGAATGGTTTAGAGGGTGAGGCTCAGATACTAGAGAAACGAGCCAGGGTTATCGAAGAAAGTGAAGCGCAAGGTGTTTCGGTTGAGGAAGTATTGGATGCTAGGGTCGAGGCCGAGAGTCAAATCGGGACTCATTCTGTAGATACAAGTTATAGGCTGGAACACACTTCATCCGCGCCCGGAGAGCGTAATTCTGGATTTGATGTCAGTGGCGCATACCCTGATGATGTCTATGGGCCAAATGGCGCTCGGTATTATGGGTCAGCAGCCAATAAACTGGAAAGAGAACAGGATGAGGCAGCCATTCAAGTCCTCCGTGAGATGAGGGGTAATCCCGACAGTGTTGTGACAATTTATCGTGCTGTGCCGGATGCGGTAGACACAATACACCCTGGCGATTGGGTTACGACTACAGAGAGTTACGCTAAAGAGCATGGTGAGCGTCATTTATCTGATGAGGGTGGATGGCATATTATCAGCGAGGAAGTTCGAGCAAAAGAGATATTCACGGACGGTGATTCATTGCATGAATGGGGGTATCACCCGGCTATTACACCGGATGCAGTGCCGCTATCGCCAGGCAAGCCTCAATCGCTAAATGGTGAAGATTTAATATGGAATGAGAAGTTTATTGATAGTGGTGGCGACACATCTGTTATTGATCGCTTGGCGCTAGAAATTATTGAACACTATCCTGATGCGAAACCATCACAAGTCATTGACCTAATAAGGTCTGACGGCCCTGATTCTCAGTTAATAGAACTAGCTGAATCCTTAGAAAGCAAAGGGAGAATGGGTCGGTTTGTCCGAGCGGCAAGAACTACTAACGATTTAGGTAAGGCTGGGCGAGTAGATGTTTTAAGCGCAGCACCCAAAGAGCCAATAGTTATCTATCACGGCACTTCTGAAACCTTTGATGATTTTGATCTGGACAAAACGGCTGACGGCACAGTTTGGTTTACTGATAACAAGGCGCTCGTTGACAGTGGTGAGGTTGGTGCATCTGGTCAGGGCCAAGTCATAGAGCGAGTTATTGATGAAGATAAACTGAAACTAGCCGGGTGGGATGAAAACGACAAGTTCAGCACAGGGGAATTGATCGACCAAGGGTATGACGGATTAAAACTGGTAGAGGATGACCAAACAACATACCGAATATTTGACCCGGCAAAACTGAGTAAAGTAGGTGAATCACCTAGTAAATACAACGCAGATTTAGAAGTACCTGGCACACCAATCCTTGAGGGCAGTGAGATCACCGCAACAGTACGCAGTTATGCAGAAGTCATGGAAGAATTTGATGCCGAGGAACAACTTTGGAAAGATGTCGAAACTTGTATGGTGGGGTTAGCTGATGGCAAATAAGTGTACTAAGCCACTCACTCCGGCACAGTTAGAGCAGTTTGAAATACTCAGCAAGCAGCATAATGGTGACACGGCTGCAATGATGGGGGAAATCAAGGGCCAGATTGATTACAAGCGGAAAGTTGTCACCAAAGATGCACATCGTTACGATGAACTAAAAACAACCCTATTCGCTAACGAAAAGAATATCCCGGCTAGAGAGGCGCTCATGTCCTTGATGGTCAAGCGTATGGGTGAAAGTGCCGGGTTCCAGAATGTTGAGAACTTAGGCGAGGCCGTCAAGGGTGCAGTCACTAAAGACCTTTACGATTTCTTTGATGACTATCGTTTGAAGTCGAAAGGGTACATTCCGATCTGGAAACAGGATAAAGAGGGTTTAGAAGATATGGTCCGGGTGTTGCTGGGGGGTGAATCCACGTTTGATGAAGTCAGAGCAGCCGTAAGTAAGAACAATGCAACAGCACTAGCCGGTGCTTTTGAAGAACTACGCAGACGGTTTAACCTGGCCGGTGGCAAGATTAGTAAGTTGGGTGATTGGGCGCTGCCGCAATCCCATCATGCTGAACTGATCCGCAAGGCTGGAGCCAAGGATTGGAAGAAGTTTATCCGGGATAAGCTAGATTGGGAGCGTATGCAAGCCGAGCAGTTAGAGTTTAACGGTAAAACGCTAGATGACCCAGAGGCGTTTTTAGATAAAACCTATGAAACTGTCAGAACGGATGGATTTAACAAAACAAGGAACTCATCGAACAGCAGTAAGTTAGGCAACAAACACCAAGAACATCGGAGTCTACACTTTAAATCACCGGAGGATTGGATTGAATATAACAACCGGTTCGGTGAGAAAGATATTCTATTAACGATCAATGACCATATTGACGGAATGTCACAAGAGATTGCGCTGATGGAAGTATTCGGCAGTAATCCAGGGCATACTTATGAACAACTCAAGTACCTGGTGCAGCAAGATGAGATCGCGAATAAGGGGGGTCATAAAGCCGGTAATAGCACCTTGGATGCGGTATTCCGCATTGTCAGTGGTGGTCAGGTCACTGGCAGCGAAAGAGCGGCCAACACGATGCGATCAACGCGCAACTATCTGAGTTCAATTATGTTGGGTGGAGCGCAGTTGTCGGCACTCTCTGATATTGCTTTTCAAGCGATGACCGCAGCACGACACATGGGATTCATGAAAGGTGCAAAGACCTCAGTCGAGGGGGTGGTTTCATCGTTCATGGCCGGTGGTAAAACAGCCACAGAGAAGAAGAAACTGGCCTTGCGGTTAGGATTAACTCAGGGTGCTTGGTCCAACATGGCAATGGGTGGCAACCGGTTCACCGATATTGCTGGAAAGTCTAATGAAATGTCAGCGAAGTGGGCAGATTTCACCTTTAAACTGTCGGGCCTTAATGCCTGGACAGATATGCAACAGAACACATTTAACCTAGAGTTCATGGGTGCGATTGGTGCAGCAGTGGGTCAGCGATGGGATCGGCTCGATAGCGGTTTGAAACTCACATTCAAAGAGTACGGTATCAGCCCGGAGGATTGGGAGTTAATGAGGCAACTACCAACCCATGACATTAGTAACGCAGATGTGCAGTTTATTCGCGCCAGTAATGTGACGGTGAAATACTTTGACCCCAATCAGTTACGCAACAACCCATTGTCTGATGGTTTGGAAGAAATGCAACAACGGTTGTTCGACAAAGACCTGGATAAAAAGGCGCGGAAACAATTGAATGAAGATGTTGCGGCCCTTGAAGAAAGTATCCGGGAACAAAATGCACTGATCGACAAGTTTCAAGCGATGGTCCTAACAGAGCGTGATTTTGCTGTGCCAAGTCCTGATGCAAGAACCAGGGCAGCACTCTCAGGAGGATTAGGTACAGGTACTTTTTGGGGTGAAGCAGCCAGGACATTAACCATGTTCAAATCCTTTCCGGTGACTTTGATGTTAACGCACATGGGTCGCTCGATGCGAATAGCTAAAGGGGGTCGATTAGCCTATGCCGGAACAATGGTTGCAGCGACAACAGCACTCGGAGCATTAGCACTACAAGCTAAAGACATCAGCCGGGGCAGAACACCGAGAGAGATGGACAGCAAAGAGTTTGCATCAGCGGCCTTTATGCAAGGTGGTGGCGTGGGTATCTTTGGCGATTTCTTTTTCTCCGATCAGAGTCGTTTTGGTGGTGGGTTAGCGGTGACAGTAGCCGGTCCAGCAGTCGGTAAAGCGAGTGATCTGATTGGTTTTGGACAGTCAACGGTTGCTAACTTACTTGATGGTGAACTGGATGATGTAGCCTCAGATACATTGAACCTGGTGAAGAACAGCACACCGATTGCATCCTCACTCTGGCAAACAAGAGTCATCTGGGAGCGTGTGTTTGAACAGGCTCAGATTAAGGTTAATCCGAATGAAAGAAATAAGATGAACAGCCGTAAAAAAAGGCGCGAGAAAGAATATAAACAAAAGCACTGGTGGAAACCAGGGCAAGCAGTTCCAACCCCATGATTAATATTACAGGAGGCCGATAAGTGGCAACTTTAACCGTTGGTGATGTGACACCAAGAGCGCAGTACACGGCAACTAATGCCCAGACTGCTTTCACTTACTCATTTCCGATATTCGCTGACGGTGATCTGAAAGTTTATATCGGGTCCACTCTTAAAACCCTGACCACAGATTACACTGTGTCGGGTGCTGGTACATCTAGCGGTGGCACTGTCACCTTAGTGACCGGTGCAACTACCGGGGATATTGTGACCATTGTCCGGGATATTCCTATCGCCAGGTCATCGGATTACCAAACCGGTGGAGCGTTGCTCAGTGAAACACTGAATGATGATTTTGACAAACTGGTCATGATGGCTCAACAGAATGAAAGCGGCATCAACACGCGCTCGATTCGGTTCAGCAATACATCGGGTGATCTGCCACTGCCAGAGTTGTCCGGTGATGCAGCAGCCAGGGCAAACAAAACACTAATATTTGATGATGACGGCAACCCGGCATTAGATGACACGAACATTAATGTCAGCACCATTACTGACAACATCGACACGATCAACACGGTCGCTGGTGATCTCAACGGTTCCAGGGATTCATTTGATTACGGTTCTATTGCCAGCACTGATCCTGTTAGCAACCCGGCAAGTCCAACAGGGGCGCTGCAAGGTGTGTATAACATTCGCACAGACATCACAACGGTTAGCGGCATCTCAGCCAATGTAACAACGGTTGCAGACAATGACACCAATGTCACCAGTGTTGCCGACAACATGGATACCATTATCACGGCATCGACAGCAGCCAACAGTGCGGCAGCAGATGCGGCTAGTGCGGAGATTGCAAGAGCAGCAGCAGTGGTTGCAAAGACCGCAGCAGAAACAGCAGAAACCAATGCGGAAACAGCCGAAACCAATGCTGGCACATCGGAAACTAATGCAGCGACATCGGCAACATCAGCATCAACATCAGCATCAACAGCGACCACACAAGCAAC